CTAACCAGTACCTCCAGCACGAAGCTATTGAAGCACAGAAGGCTATGGTGGGTTCTCCTAATCATACCACCGTCTATATCCCGGTTGGTCCGATGGGCGTTCCTATCGTAGGCAACATGAACATCGGTAAGTAATGAATTACGTAATCATTATCCTGTTAATTATAGGGTTGTCGGGGTGCGGACCTTGTCCGCACACCCCACCCTGTAAAGGCAAGAAAGTTGTTGAAGTTGAGCGGAGACAGAAATAATGCCTCTTTTTGGATCGTCATATCGAGAAGGCTGTTCGTGCACCGATAGAAGTGCTTATTGGATAGAGCGATATAGCAAGCTCGAATTAGAGTACGAAAAGCTAGAGAAGCTTGTTGACACTCTCCTTGAAGCGGGTAACATTGATCATCCTGTTGAGAGGGACGAGCAGCACTATAAGGCGATAGCTAGATTGCAGGCTTGGAAAATGCGTGGGAGCTCCCAGCCCTCCATAAAGAAATCACGGTAAGGAGAAATTAATGAGAGAAATCATCACGCCTGACTGGCCCGTAGGTCAGAAGAAATACGAATTGCTTATGCTTCAGCAATTGCTTAAGAATGAGCGTCTTGAGCGCATTCTTGAAATTGGAACATGGACTGGCGGAACAGCTTTGCTTTGGGCAAAAATAGTTTCGAAATATGATAATGGTATTGTATATTGTTGCGATTTTAGTTTTAATTATGGGACTCATTATTCTATTGAGCCTGGAGTGAATATTATGAGAGAATATAGAGATCAAGTGTATGCACATACGATTTATGCAAAACATGTAAAAGAGATTCCTGGAAACTCGCATGATCCTGCTTATATCGAGCAAGTGAAGAATATAGTCGGTCCACTAGTCGACTTTATATTTATTGACGGCGATCATGAATATGAAGGTGTCAAAGCTGATTTCTATAATTTTTATCCGTTTGTGAAGCCGGGCGGCCATATTGCTTTTCATGACATTTTAGATACTGAATATCATAGAAAATATGGTTGTATGGTGGCACAATTTTGGAATGAAATCAAGAACAATTTTGAGTATTGGGAGTTTATTGACAACAATTCATACCCGGGCTTACCAGAGATTATGCCGTCGAAAGCGATGGGTATTGGAGTTATTAAGAAACCGCTGTGAGGATAGACAAATGAGAAAACTATTTGTGGGCCTTTTACTTTAACTCGTGGACGGAAAGCCAGCCCGGATCGCTTGTTGATGCGATGTGCACATATCTTTTGGCACAATTAATCAATAAGCCTTGTTAATTTATAAGGTAGAGGGTAACAGGTGAAGACACTTACACAGCATCAGACTGATAAATTGTTTACAAGATATGCTAAAACCCTTTATGATAAGTTTGTCGAGAATTCTGTTGTCCTCTATGCTGCTATGTTTCCCGAGAAATGCAACAATAAGCATTTTGATCATAGTTACTATGATATGGTTCGGCAGCGCTTGATATTTGAGTTGCAAGTTCTCTATAACGAAGCAAAAGGTGAAAAGAATGCCAAGAAAAAGTGCAAAGCCATCGCTGCCACCCCCACTAAAAGAGCCGCTATTAAATAAAACGCAAAAAATTATAGCGACAATTATAAGCGCCGTCGTTTTAGGAGGTATGATATGGGGCGGTATAACAAAAGCAGACAGTCGATATCCAAAGGATGTTCATGTGAAAGAAGCTTTTCAAATGCAGGTCGCAACAAACGTTTATCTTGAAAGTAAGGTTTCGATTTTAGAATTGAAAGAGAAGAGGTCAGATATTCAATCTCGGTTGTGGGCTCTTGAAAAAGAGTTTTCAGGGAAAAAAATGCCCGACGCGGTCTCAATACAAAAAATTGCGCTTGAAAAAGACTTAAAAGATATTGATGAAGCTATTGCATATTATAGAGCTGAAGCTGCAAAAAGACGAAGAGAACAGGACGGGGATGTATCAAATGTGATGCCAGAAAGATCGTTGCCCAAAGTGCAGTCGACAAACCCTTATTTACAAAGAGGAAATTAATGACAGAACATAAAACTTTAGAAAACTGGTTTGTAGGCCAAATAGCAATTCTCGATGAATTTGCTCCTATTGTGCCTGTTATACGAGGCTTTGTAGACGGACGATTTACTAATTTTGCTCCGCTTTTGTGGCTAGATCTTGATAAGAAGATTGTAATGACCGACAAAGACACGTACAAAATTGGCAAGCCCAATCAAAGATGGTTGACAGGATTTTTATCTGAAGGCAATACTATCGATGATTTAGAGATAAAGGCAGCTATTCACTAATCGGAGGTTAGCATGATAATGAGCGGTCGTGAAAAACCAGCGTGGGCTTATCGAACTCTCCAGGAATGTCCTCTCCCGCCAGAAGCAAATGTAGAAATCACGTTATTCGCCAATTACTATGGCACAGTCAAGAATTCTCACAAATTCAATGACCCATCGCTTTATACTGATAAGCCGTGGTATACTAGACTTAGGAACGAAATTGTAGAAATGAAACTTTTCAGGAGAAATAAAAGGCATGTCTAAATCAATCACTGTGTATCTTAGCGGCCCAATGTATCTTGGTAAAGAACAGGCAACAGGATGGAGAGACGAAATAAAAGAGCGATTACTGCGATGGCAACAGTCTCCCGACAATCGTGTTTTTGTTCATTTTAACATCTTAGATCCTTGTAATCGCTGGTACGATAAGGGCGTTCAGCTTGATGACGTTGGAGGTTATGTTGTTCAGATGGACAAGATGGAGATTGCTAAGTCTGATGTTATTATTGTTAATGCGACGAATCCAGGCTGGGGTACGCCCATGGAACAGTATTTAGCATGGTCTTTAGGTAAGCTGATTTTAGCATTTAGTGATTGTGATTTTCCGTCGATTTGGGCTAAAGTACACAGTCATCAATTTTTTAGAACGGATGTTGAAGCTGCTGATTTTTTATGTTCTATTGCTAAAAATATTGCTAGAGTTGTATAAATGAATCCTTATCATACTTTGTATTGGGATATTTCTGGCGTATGTAATGCTGCTTGTAAATATTGCTCAAGTGGTAGCAGAAATCTTTTGGGAAATATTCACAAGAGTCAAGCAGGATTTCTATCACCGAAAGACTTTCACGACGGTCTACTTTTTCTTGGTCAAAAGGGAATAATTTCTAGAAATACGCATGTTGGCCTTTATAGCTGGGGCGAACCATTTTTACATCCACAGTTTGAAGATATGATGCGGGTCGTGTCCGATTTAGGCTTTATGTATTCGCTGAGTACAAATGCGTCTACGCCCAAGGAAATACCCAAATTTGCTTTATCGAATTTGATGGAACTTAAGTTCTCTATGCCTGGTTTCAGCCAGCTTAGTTACGACAAACAACATGGATTTGATTTCAATACAATCTGCAATAATATTAAAATGATGGTTGAATCTATTAAGTGGTTCACGCCTAATGTGAAATTTGTTCTTGTTTTTCAACTGTATAGTCATAACGGACCTGAAATAGAGGCGGCAAGAGCCTTTTGTGATAAACTCGGAATTTGGTTTGAGCCCATCGTGGCACATCTTACAGGTCTTGCCATGCCATTGTTAAAGGGACACCTTCTTCCAGAGCTCAATGATTTTATACCCAGAGTATTTGAAGAAACTAAAAAGAGACAGCCTCTCGATTGGGTTTGCCCACAGTATGACATACTGGTTTTAGACGAATATAGCAACGTCGTTCAGTGTTGTGCCACTGATAGGTATACACCCGATTATGTTATCGGTAATATTAGAGAAGTTGATTTTGATAATTTGAAAGAGTTGAGAAAGAAACACTCAGCTTGTCCCGTATGTATAAAGTCTGGAATAGGGTATTTAGCCCACCACGCCAACGCTTAAAAAGGAGCTAGCATGCCATATATTAAAGAAGAGCGAAGAACTCATCTAATTAAACATAACGGATTAGGATTAGACATAAAGACTAGAGAAATTACTTCTCCCGGTGAATTGAATTTTGTTATTACGTCGGTCATAAATGATTATCTCGAAGGAGCTGCTCTAAATTATACAGCAATAAACGATGCAATTGGTGTTCTTGAATGTGCTAAATTAGAACTCTATAGGCGAGTGGCGGCAGCTTATGAAAATAAAAAGATCGAACAAAATGGCGATGTATATAAAGAGCGAATGACCAAATGAAAACAGTGACTATTGACAAAGTCATCCACGTTGTAACATATCAGTGTACGAACTCCGCCGTATGCGGAAAGCCTATTCCTGCTGATTCATCGTTCCTTGAAAGAAAGTCTCTTTGGGAGACCACTTGCAATAAGTGTAAGAAGATCCTCTCGCCTTTAAAATAATCCTGTACAATCACCACACAATAGGGTATAATAGTCTTATCAAATACGGAGGGGCGTGCATGAAAGAACTCACTCAGATTGCTCCACAGGTTGCCCGAGGCAAGTTTACGGAAGACCTTTGGACGAACGAGAACTACTTGGCCGAAGAGAAGCTCGATGGTGAGCGCTTCAAGATGCACATCTTCAAGGAGAGCAACCGGTTCGACTCCCGGTGCCTTTCAAAGAAGACGAACCTTTTCACTGAGAAGACGGGAAATGTGATGCACTTGGCAAACTGGAAGATTCCCGAGCTTGCAGGCACAGTGTTTGACGGCGAAATGAAGATGGGCATCGACAGCATGTCGACCTCGACCGTTATGGGCTGCCTGCCGGAAGAGGCTGTAAAGCGTCAGGCTGAATCTGGTGTCTGGGTTGATTATTACATCTTCGATGTCATCTTTTACAAGGGTCAGGATGTCCGCGACCTTCCCTATCATGTTCGAAAAGAGATTGTGTACAAGGAATGGTACAATCACTTGAAGACGAGCAAGTACTTCAAGCTTCCGCTGTGCACAATAAAAGACAAGAAGAAGTTCTGCGAGGACATTTTCAAGGCAGGTGGCGAAGGTGTCATCCTCAAGAACGTTCGGGCTCCTTACACGGACAAAACTGCATGGGTAAAAGTAAAAGCGGTAGCTACGTATGACGTTGTTGTTACGGGATTGCAGGCGGCAACTCTTGAAACAATAAAGAAGGGCGACGATAAGGCCACTATTAGTCGCCTCGCGGCCAACGGTTGGTGTGGTGCTCTATTATTCGGTCAATACGTAAATGGGAAGCTTCGAGAACTTGGCCGATGCTCTGGGATGCCCGACGACATTCGAGCGGATTTTTCTGCAAATAAACTCAAAATGGGCACTGTAATAACGATTGAAGCACAAAGTAGGATTGTGAAAACTGGGAAGTTCCGCCATCCGCGCTTCCTGTGTCTTCGGTTGGATAAGAACGAAAAGGATTGTATTTATTATGAAAATGAATCCTGATCGAAAACATGGAATAATTTATAAAACAACTAATCTTGCTGATGGTAGAATTTATGTTGGTTATTCAACCAATACTAGAAAGCGTCAATCACATTATTTTGGTTCTAATAATGAACTGAAATCTGATCTAAATCGTCTGGGCGAAGAAACTTTTATAAAAATCATAATTGATAGTTATCAGAATAAAGAAGAGCGACGTAGAAAAGAAAGATTTTGGATAGCGTTTTATGATGCAAGAAATCCTGCGATTGGCTATAACATTCACCCAGGCGGCACTGGAGGGGATTTATCCGAACAAACGCGAAGAAAAATAAGTAAGACGCTAATGGGCGAAGGTCATCCTATGTTTGGTAAGCATCTCGTGGAAGAACAGAAACAAAAAATAAGTAAAGCTCTCACTGGAATAAAACGTTCGAATAAAACAAAAAGAAAAATAAGTGCGGCACGAATGGGAATGAAGTTTTCTGAAAAGCACAGACAAAATCTTAGTGAATCGCATAAAAGTAAGATTTCTTCAATCCGGGAGGCATGTTATGACGCTCAAGAAGGTTTGGTATTTCATTCCGCAAACTCAATTGAATTGGGAGACAGAAGCAGAATCTGATTTTGATGCTATCGAAGTTATCAAGAAAGAAGAGCGCGTCAAAAGGGTTCCTCCTACATGGAAGATCTGGATTTGGAATGACGAAAAGGGCGAGATGATTGAAATCAACCGCAGGGCAATTGGCCGTCATAGGGCGGAGGCAGCTTTCAATGCCAAACAAAAAGTATAGTCATCTTCAGATCCACAAGGCTCTTAAAATAGTTCTTGGTATTAACTATCACTTTAAGTGGCTTGACGTGGAGATTTCTCCGAATAGCACGGTTTGGTATACAGCCGTACAGTTTAGGAACGACAAGGGCAAGAATTGGCACCCTCGAGTGACAGTTTTTTACCCGGGTGCTCAAAGGGTTGCAGTACTTTCCAGATTGGGAGATCCCGACCCTACGTGGGTTGATGCTGAGACAATTGTTGCGATGGCTCAAATGAGAGCTCAAACGCCCACTCCTCCGAGGGTTCCAGGGCCTGCATAAACGATGTACAATCACTGCTGAGTATGGTATAATGATTCTATTAAATAGAGGTGGAACATGAATCCTGTCGCTGTCGTATTCAAGATCAACAACGGCTTTCTCATCGTGGATCCGAACGACGAGAATAACGGCTCTTACTTCGTTTCGACTTTCGACCCGGCAAAGCTTGCTAATTCGGAAGTGAATCACGAAGCGGCTGTCCGTCAGATCATCTCGTCGTTCCCGGCATTGGGCGGCAAGATCAACGCAATCAAGGCCGTTCGAGACTATTGCATCAAAGTCAACTACGACAAGTACATCGGCCTCAAGGATGCAAAGGATCACGTCGAGTACGTCCGTGGCGATTGGTATTACGCCCACCGCTCCTAAGCAAGATAACTGGAGGTAATAATGGCTCGTGAACGTAAGCCAAGAGTTCGCGTCACTGATGCTCAGATTGACAAGGCCAGAAAGAAGATCAAGAACACCCCGAAGAGGGGCCGTTGGCCGAAGTATCATGATGTCCATCTGTGCGATTTAGAGGACTACATTACGTGTTTCCAGTACCCGAGTAAAGTGTTTTTACATCCGAAGTACGGAAATGCGTGTTTTAGGAAGAAGGGTCAGAGAGGCGAGGGCAGTATCGACCCAAACTTCAATGTCGAGCTCCCAAGTGAGTATGATGTAATCGGTACTATCAGATTCTATTGCGAATCTTGGACGCCTAATAACGCTTCTCCGCTTATCGACACCGAGTGCATACTACGGTGTGAGCGAATTTCTTGTCCATATAACAAAAAGGGTTTTGTTACTGAAACCTTGAAAAACAAGACGTTCGAGGCGGATGTGACCATCGAATTGAACAAAAGACATAACATAAAGCAAGAAAACGTTTAGATTTCACTAATATAGTATAATGATTGGTAGTTCTTTGCTTCATGGTTTGCGGTTATCCACCCAGGGCTACTAGTGCCCGCAGGACGATTTAGGTTTTGAAAAAACCGCTTATGGTCACGTAGCATAACGGCTTAATGTCCTACCCTGTCACGGTAGTGGATGCCGGTTCGAATCCGGTCGTGATCGCATTCTCACCCGCCACGAGTGGGAGGAGAGTTTAGGACCGTCTTATAAAGGCGGTTCCAGTTTCGGAATGTGGGCTAATCTGGTAGGCCACCTCGTTTGGGGCGAGGTCATCGTGGAGGTTCAATTCCTCTCATTCCGACATGTAGATAAGTATTATCACCTGCGAGTAAGTCAGTCCGGTTAAAGACGACCCGCCCTGGAAGCGGGAGGCCGCTGGTTCGAATCCAGCCTCGCAGACATTAGCATACTCACAGAGCCTCTATTTATAAGCGCAAATACTGTGAGTTTTACGGCCCTTTAGTAGACTAGTTATAACATCTCGTTTACACCGAGAAAAAGGCGGGGCAGAACCGTCAAGGGCTAATAGCAGTAGCACGTGGTGGTAGTGGCGAAACGGTTGAACGCAGCTGGTTGTGACCCAGTCATTTTTGCGGGTTCGAATCCCGTCTATCACCCATTAAAATCTAAAGAGGTGAATGCATGGATTTGAAGGATCTCAAATCAGAGTATACGTTTAAGACTTGGATCCGCCGCCTCAATTTGTTTATTGCGTCGAAAGAAATGGGACCCGTGGCTCTCTTACAGCTTCCCGCGGATAAAAAAGCCTCAATGGCCTTTGAAGAAAAAGAGCTCGATAATTGGTGGTATGACAATTACAAAGACTTCTCTCGGTATAAATCATATCATTATCTCTATGCCGGATTAAACTGTTTCGATCAATTTTCAAAACCTTGTGCTATTTACGCTAAGCAATATCTTGGCGATAGGAAGATCAAGTCAATTGTAGATGTCGGAGCAGGGATCGGCTTGAGTACAATGTTGCTTGCTGATCTGTTTCCAGAAGCAGTAGTTTACTACAACAATATTACACCTTCGGTTCAGGCAGATTTTTTTAAAAATCATAAGGGTTACGGAAGAGGCGAATGGGGCGCTCCCACTATTGGGACGATTACGGAAAAAGAAATGATGCAGCACGGCCCATTCGACATGCTATTCGCAAGCGAGTATTTTGAGCATTTTGAAGATCCGATGAAGCAAACAGATTTCTTGCTTAATCAGGTCGGATTTAAGTATCTAGTGATCAATAATTCTTTTAACGTAAAGGCCTACGGCCATTTCAATGAGTTCAAGCACAACAAAATCTTAGACATGTACGAGGTGTTGCAGCCAAAACAAATGTCTAAAATGTGGCTCAAGGCAGTAAGGCAAGACTATTACGAATTAGATGTGAAATGCTGGAACGGAAGGCCGAAAATATTTGAGAAAAAGTAGGAGGCAACCATGACCGACAGAGTGTTACTGCTCAATTCAAGCTACGAACCCGTAAGCCTCATCAGCCAGGAACGAGCTATTGTTCTATGGTACTCAGGCAAGGTTACAGTTGTAGCTGAAAGAGACATCACTTGGCGGTCCGTCTCAGTTGCGATCAGAGTTCCGTCAGTTGTTCGTCTGGTCAACTATGTGAGGGGGCTTACAGGTCTCCGCAACATCGTTAAGATGACCAGGAAGAACATCATGTTGAGGGACAACTATACTTGCCAGTACTGTGGCAAGCATGCTGGTCCCGACAAGCTCAACATCGACCATGTTGTGCCTAAGGGCCAGGGTGGAAAGTCTGAATGGCCGAATCTTGTCACTACTTGTATTCCTTGCAACAGTGAGAAGGATTGCCGTACTCCAAAGCAGGCTAAGATGCTTCTTCGTAAGGTTCCGAAGAAGCCCGACTTTATGGTATTCACAATTCACCGTAACGTCAAGAATGTCCCAGAGGATTGGCGTTCTTATCTCTACTGGAACACGGAAATAGATCAAACATAACGATGTACAAACGCCGTAGAATGTAGTATTATAGAACTATAGTCAGGAAGGCACATGAGCAGGGTGCCGTTAATAAAAGGTCTATCAAACCTCCTGATTATTAAAGGTTGCTGGTTTCCTGTGACCCAGGTTTCTGGGGCGAAAACCTTCGTACAGTGGCTGGTTTTGACACCTTTTATGGTAGTGCATAGTAGGTGGTGGCTAATGCGCATAGGCCACAGAGGCTGATCACCTCGCCAGTGCCCAATATTCGTGGGGATAAGAAACTCAAAATAAAAGAGGCCCCAATACGGTTTGCCCGTTTAACCTTAAAACGGGATTTTGATTCACCTTGGTTGCCGGAGCCAAATTGAAAACCGGCTTTATTGTCTGTGTAGAGGCTAAAGGTTTGAGGTAAGCCTCCTGAGTAGCCCATTGCGGCGAAAAGGTTATTTCTCGAGATAAAAACCTCTTTAGTTTAACTGTGGTTAGAGCGTTAGTAGGTTCATCATCGGTTGAAGTAAATAGGCAAGACGAGTTTCCCGATCTCGGCATCAAAATCGGGCGAATGTAACCGTCTTCTAACGGATTAGGAAAACAGCCTTTCAAGCTGTGGAATGCGGGTTCGAATCCCGTCGGTTACGCAAATGCGGAGTGCCAGAGTGTGAGACATCCTTCAGTCTCAATGGGTACTTAGGGAGTCAAGAAGTAGCTCCTAGCATGAGGGAAACGGTAACGGTGTGGCGGATGAGGTCAACCTTGGCTCTAACTCATCCAAGCGCGGTGATGGTCGGTAGCTCCCATCTAATGAGGAGAAGGCGGCCACTTAGAGGTAAAAGCCTCTAACCACGACGAAAAACGGTTCGCGGCCGTTTGGAGTGGTTTGCCGGAATAACCTATTCCTCGAGCTGGTCCAGCGCATCCAAAAGCGCTGCTTCGCATTTACATGTCCCTGTCATCTAGCAGGCTCAGGATCCTCGGTTCTCAGCCGAATTACAGGGGTTCAAATCCCCTCAGGGACACATGTTCTTTCACATGCCGTAGTAGACATCTATGGAGGGTGGCCAGCCTGTAAAGCTGGTGTCCAAAGGGCCAAGAAGGTTCGATTCCTTCCTGCGGCACACGGCGTGGATAATCCGATCTGAAAAGGGAGGGTTAAAAGACGGGGCGGACAACGCTCGCGGTCACTGGAATTAACCGGCTGCGTCACCAAATGGGTCCTTAATTCAATAGTAGAATAGCGGTCTTTTAAACCGTTTACGAAGGGGCAGAACCTTCAGGACCTAATGATAATTTTTAAAACGACAAATAAGATAGACGGAAAGATCTACATAGGAAAAGCGATAAATAAGAGCGAGTTCTATTTGGGTTCTGGCAAGCTTTTAAAGTTTGCTGTGTCTAAATACGGAATCGAAAATTTTTTAAGAGAAACAATTGACATTGCCGAAACTAGAGCGGAACTGGCAGAAAAAGAAATCTTTTGGATTAATTTCTATAAAGCTAGAGATAGAAAAATTGGGTATAATATAACAAAGGGCGGAGAAGGATTTAACGGGCCGCATTCAAAAGAAACAAGAGAAAAGATTAGTAAAATATCTCGGCAGTTGGCCCTAGATCCCGAACATGGGAAAAAGATTAGTAAAGCGCTTTTGGGTAAAAAGCACACAGCTGAAAGACGAAGGAATGAGAGTTTAGCAAAACAGGGCGAAAAACACCCTTGCTATGGTAAACATCATTCAGAAGAAACAAAAAGAAGAAACAGCGAATCAAATACGATCGCTTATTACAAGCGACATGGGATGCTAGCTCTAATGTTAGAGCAGCCGGCTCTTACCCGGTAGGTTCCGAGTTCAAGTCTCGGGCATCTCACAAGTGGGAGATTAGGTTCGAATCCTACCGATAAAGATATCTAACGATTAGCTACCGTTCAGATAGTTCTCGGTCGTCTAACCTGGAAGGACACCCACGCTTAATCTACTGTATAATTATCATCCAAGGCGGAAGTCAAATGATAACTATATCAATAGCGAACCTAATTGGTGCTTTGGTTCTTGCTTTTACAATCGGCGTATCAGTAGCCTATTGGATATGGGATCCAACTTCGCCTCGTAAGCGTTAGCCCTTCTGGTGAAACGGATATCACGTAAGTTTCCTAAACTTAAATTAGCGGCTCGATTCCGCTGGAGGGCGCATGACACAGGTTCATAACGAATATGACGAAATCTGTCCTGTATGTAATTATCCGCTTGGTGAAGAAGAGCTTGAGGGTGGTGTTGACATCCACAGCGAATGTTACTGGCGTGTCATTGATGAGTACGACGAAGAAATGAAAAAGCTGTACACAGAATAATGCTACACGCTACTCAGCTTTTAACATTCGAGATTGGCAAGCGCTGCAATTTTGAAGAGCAGCATAAAGACCTCTGTCCAATCACGCATATGGAACGAGGCTATACAGCAATTACCGATGAGATGATCATCAAGGCAAGTAGAGAAGCTTATTTTGAACTGGGTTTTACGGGCTTCATTTCTTGGCATTTCTACAATGAACCGATGTTGTATTGGAAGAGAATGCTGCCCTTGATGGTTGAGATCAAGAATCAGATACCTCAGGTCAGATTTTTCTTGTGGACAAATGGCACAATTCTGATTAAAGACAAACGAATGAAATTGTTTAATCAGACGATGGTTAGTAATTATTTGAAAAGACCGTATGAAGAGCTGGCTGCTCATTTTCATAATCCGCTTGTAAAGATTGGTGGGCAGGAATTAGATAACAGATTGATTCATTATGGCGACCTCGACCATAAGCCCTGTACGATCATGTTCGACAATCTTTTAATCGCCAATGATGGTGAGGTTTACATTTGCTGTCACGATTGGAAGAATGAAGTAAAAATTGGAAATCTCTTTGACATGAGCATCAAAGAGCTTGATGCTAAAAGATGGGAATATGCACAACAGATTTGTGGTGAGAAAATGACCGACAAGGCCCACCCAACATGTCTCCATTGCAATGCTAAATGGGGAGTTGCTGATTTTGATCCTAAAATATTACAAAAGGCTTTAAAAGAAATAGCAAATATACCCTCGTAGTGAAACGAAGATCACATCACGCTTCGAACGTGAAAGTGCGGGTTTAACTCCTGCCGAGGGTACCAAATACCAGCGAATGTTCCAAGGATAAGGCGAGTTGGCCTCCAAAACCGACTGGGTGGGTTCGATTCCTACCGCTGGTGCACAGGAGACAAAATGAAGAAGAAATATTGGTATAAATTTGATATTGATTATTGTCCCGTATGTTGCCGCGAACATGTTTATAAGCATAGAGTATATGAAAAACCAAAGCCCGAGGATCGCTATAAAATAAAAGAGGTTTATGATCATTGTGACTCTTAAAGACTATTTTACATGGGCTCCAAAACTACCAAAGAAGTCATGCTATGACATGGATGAGGTTTGGGAGTCTTTTGAGCATCGAAAAGAAACGACCTTTGAAAATCACTATTTGAATGTCTATTACTGGTTCAAGAGGAACTTTGATTTCCTCTGGAACTGGCATGTTTTTAGTGGCTACACGCAACGTGCTTATCAGATTGTCACTCGGCCGGGTCATTGGAGCGATAGAGACATTTGGTCATTAGATTATACAATCGCCAAGTTTGCTTTGCCAAGACTTATTAGGCTCAAAGAAGTGATGCACGGTGTTCCCAACACGATGTTTGAACCGTTGCCAGAGGGCGAGTATAATCATAATGAAGAGCAGGTGGCCGCAGCCCTCAAGAAGTGGAACGAGACTCTTGATGAAATTATATTTGCTATGGATTACGTGGCAAATTGCCGTGAGCATGATTATTATCCGAAGAAAAAATGGCCTGAAAAGACCACGAAGGATGACTACGCCGAGCTTTTAGCTGTAGAAAAAAGAGCTCAGGACGGCTTGATTTTGTTCGGTACATATTTTAGGAATCTGTGGGATTAGCGTACGGGGATTTAGCTGATGAAGTCATAGCAATGGTCTGAAAAGCCATGGAATCCGGGGCGGTACCGGGAGTCCCCAATTGCCCGCGTAGCTCAATAGTAGAGCAGTCGGCTGATAACCGATCGACGGAGGGGCAGAACCTCTCGAGGGCACATTTTATTGTACAATGTCTGTAATTTATGATATAATGAATTATAAATCAATGAGGTGACCGCATGTTGGAACTCTTTTTATCATTAGTTTTCATACATTTCGTGTTTGATTTTTGTTTGCAATCGAAGTTCATGTCAGATTATAAGGGCAAACTCCCATTTGTAATGGGCGTGCATGTGTTCGTCTGGACGTGGGCAGCATCCATGATGGTGACGTTTTATACAGTTCTTTCACTGTGGGTTCCGATCTTTTTGTTTGTGGGACATTGGTTCTCTGACAAATATAAGATGATGTTGATTGAAAAAGAGAAGCTTGATGGCGCGAATGAAAGCGATCCAGATGTATTAGCCCGATTGAAGTTCTTGTTTCATGCAGATCAGGTTTGGCATTTGGTTCAACTTGCAATTGTGGCGCTGTTAGTATAAGATGGAGTTTTGTGATTTTCTATGCGTACATGCCTCTATCCCAAAAGAAAGAGGTTTATGCACAGCGAAAAGCTGTAGAACAGTTTCAGGAATAAGATGCAAATTGTTTAAGCGAATCATTGCAAAAGGTTCGCCATGTAATAAAAAGAAACGTTTCAAAATGGGGTCTTAGTTTAACGGGAAAACTATTAATTTGCATTTAACACGCAATTTTTCGCCACTCCTTGTTAATTTATATATTGAATAAGTTAACAGGAGATAAACAACATGAATTGGAAATGTAGGTTTTGCAAAAACGAGTTTGTTGAGTTTTCTACAAGCAAAATAGGGAATCACGCGAAATACTGTTCAAAAAATCCTAAGCATGCTGAGATTAAAGAGCGACAATCGAATGTTGCAAAAGAAAATATTGTTAAACTATATGGCGAAGTTATAGACTTCCAGCATAAATGTGAAAAGTGTGGCAAAATATTTTTTGTCAAGGCAAGAGAAAAATCAAAAGTAAAGCACAAGCGTTTTTGCTCAAGAAAATGTTCTAATTCAATTGGTGGTATTGCTAAGAATAGTCGACTAACTGAACGTTCTTACGATTATGTTTGCTATAGCAATTATGAGAAAAAATGTTTTATTTGTGGATTTGCAGATGCTGTTGATGTTCATCATATAGACAGCAATCGAAACAATAATTCGATAGAAAACTTAGTTCCTCTTTGTCCAAATCATCATGTATTGGTTCATAGGAGGAAGATTGATTTAAGGGCTCTGGGACTGCGTGCGGTGGTCGCCTGACTTGCAATCAGGATAACAGGTGGGTTGGACTCCCACAGGGTCCACCAAAATTCTGTTCGTCTAAGAAGACACCCGAAAGGGAGATGCCTGGCAGAGGTCCGGCACAGAATAATTTTAAACTCAAGGAGGAAGTAAACATGTCAAGTATCTAGTGCGAATGCACATAGGAGGCTTGTCATGGGTTACTATCCTCATCGAGATAGGAATGCCAAGGATTACGGTGAAATGGGTTCCAACCCTAACCGTAAACGTCGAGGCAAGAAGAGGGGTGTGAAGGGCGGTCGTCAAAGACGAGCCAAGAACGCCTAACAGAAATGGCAGAGGCTAATCCCTGCCCGAGTGGAGTCCCAGGCTCGTAAAATACTGGGTCATGGGGCTATAGCTCAGAGGGAGAGCGTTCCGGTGGCATCGGAAAGGTCGTGGGTTCAATCCCCATTGGCTCCACAGACGTAGTCGGGCATAAACCGTTGACTCGACCAGGAAGCGAGGTTCGTCATGGTTGCGCTACTTGTTCTATTAACTCTCTTACTCTTGATTTTCGGCTTCTTTGCTAAGAAGGGCTTTTTAAGATGGAGAGCTTATGAGCGCGAGAGGGACGTATACAGATTGAGGTTGGCTTACAATACAATGAATGACGGAGGAGTTCGTCGCAAGAGAAAGAGTATGCGGTTCGGCTGCCGTAAATACAACTAATCAATTTCGCGAACCAAAAAACGTAGCGGAGGAGAAACGTATGAGAAAAATTGTATTAGCGTTTATGTTGGCGTTTGCATTAGTCTTGGGTGGTTGCAGCGGTGGTGGACTAGAGGGCATGACAAGTCTAGACACAACCAACAACGATTACAAGTTCGACAATCTTCAGAATCAGATCACCGAACTCCAGAATCAGATTGCTGCTCTTTCAGGAGGTTCAGTGAGTAATGAAACGATCATTTTTCTTCAGACTCAGATAAATGATCTTAGTGCTGAGCTTGAAGCTCTTCGGAAGCAAGTGAACACCGACAATGTTACTATTGGTGGTCGACTTGATGAACTCGAAAAAATTGTAAAAGAACTTAATGGTCGGCTTGCTGTTCTTGAAGCGGCTTCTTTGGTGCCAGTAGCGAATCCGCCAATGTTTGTTTCAGCATATCATGGAGATACTGAGCCAGAAACTGATGAGGCTAGAGGCGCTACTATCCGGTGGACTGGTTCTGCCGGTGGCGGTACTATTGTGTCGTATAATGTGTGGGCAGTTACCGTTGATCCACAAGGATTTTTTGGAATTCCTGTGAAGCTTGCCAATGGTACGGGTAGTTCGTATTATTGGGATGGTCATACTGAGAATCTTCCTGGAGAGCCATTTGTGGGTGTGAATCCTGCACCTCTTTCAGCTGTTAATTTGCGTTGTTCTGACAGTTATACTCCTAAGAAGTATCGCTTTGCAGTTACAGCGGTAGATTCTAAGGGACGAGATAGTTCACCATCTGTTACAGCAGACAAATTTATTGTTCAGGCAACACTTAACGGCGACGTTAACTAACAACTAACCGGGAGGGTCTCCGGACCCCTCCCTCACATTCCCTTATCGTTCAACGGCAGGACAGGTGACTGTTAATCACTCAATCGAGGTTCGAATCCTCGTAGGGGAGCATTACAAGGAGGTTTTTATGCATTGTACAAATTGTCATGCTGATGTTGGTGCTTGGCTTCTTAAGTACAAAGCAATGCCTAAAATTCGGCTTGACGAGATGTATTTTAAAGAGGAAAAAGTTGTAGCTAAGTGGGATGAATCTGGTTCGTATCTATCGGGTCAAGCATTTTATGAGCACGAATCAAAAAGAGCTCATGAACGTTGTCCAAAGTGCGGTACAAAAAACACTGTTCACGCCGACGATGATGAGATCATATGGTCTCCTATCTAAAGTTATTACTTTTGGTAGTCATATTGTTACTTCCAAGTAAAACTTTCGCCTTCGACGAATGGAGTAAGAGGGATTACACACTTCAGGCCACCTGGACGGTTTTACATATCGTTGATTGGGGTCAAACGTTAGACATCGCAAAGAACCCCAATAAGTTTCACGAGAACAATCCGTTTATTGGGGAATATCCGTCCGTTAGTAGGGTAAATTGGTTCATGGGTCTGGGTACAGTTATCAACCCGGCTATTACTCATGTCCTACCGTCTAAGTGGCGTCCTTACTTCCAAGGATTATCTTTAGCGGTAACGACAGGTTGTGTTGTAAATAACTATAAACTGGGATTGCATGTTAATTTCTAACGCGGGTGTAATTCATCGGTAGAATACCTGGTTGCCAACCAGAATGCGGTGGGTTCGATTCCCATCACCCGCTCAGGAGGAACGAAAACGAAAAACATTTATTATTGTCCAGCATGCCAAAAGAAGGTGATTCCGTATAAGAGTTCTTGGCATATGAACATTAGAGATATTGCTTATTGTTTTCGCTGTCCAAAGTGCAAAACTGGGGTTGAAAATATTACACGTTTCGTACTCGGTCCCTTACGCTAATGGTCAACCGTCTCCGTGACATGGAGAAATTAGAAGTTCGATTCTTCTAGGGACCAATCGAGGTAAAAATGTGCAAACCCGATCAGACGTGGATAAACGATCTTAAGTTTGATACGATGATTGATATCGGCGCAAACATCGGCGATTATTCAAAAGAGTTTAGAGCATATAGACCAGAAGCTATGATATATGCATTTGAACCGTTGCCAGCTGAATATGGTCAATTGAGTAAGTTCTTTGAATTCGACAAGAAATTTAAAGCCTTTAATGTTGCTTTATCTGACGTCGAGGGTGAAACGACTTTTAATGTGTGCAATTTTGGACCTGCAAGTTCGATATTAAAGATCAATAGTTTGACAAAAGATTATATTAAAAAGGGCTTTTCGATCGACGTTGCGTCTAATCAAATTACTGTTCGAACTGTAAGACTAGATGAGTTTGTCAACATCGATTCACTTGGAAAGTGCCTCTTTATAAAGAGCGACACACAGGGATTTGAAGATAAAGTGATTAGAGGCGGACAAAATACTTTCCGCCGTGCCAATCTTTGTGTGATTGAGACCATGTTTCAGCCTCAATATGAAGGGCAAGCATTGTTTGCAGACATATTATATCAAATGATGACACTCGGTTTCACATATTTTGGCGATAAAGATTATGTGTCATACCATAATATAAACAATACGCCTGTGTGGCAAGACAGCGTTTTCATAAACAATCGGCTTTTAAAGAATGGCATTTATTAGGCCTCGTATCCCAACGGCAGAGGAAACAGTTCGAGAAGCTGTAAAGTGGTGGTTCGAATCCACTCGGGGTCACATGCAAAAATCAACGAATATGGAAAAACAGGTTTGTTGGGGATGGGATGGTGTATACGACTATCACGACATGCGTCAGTATTACAAGCGATTTTTAGAAGAAGAAATTGGTGAAGCTTTAGAAGAGTTAGAATGGCCTCGTATCCCAACGGCAGAGGAAGCTGGCTTAGAACCAGTACAGTGGGAGTTCGAATCTCCCCGGGGCTAATGATTTGCCCTCATAGTTTAGTGGTAGAACAACTGTTTCGTAAGCAGTTAGCCTTGGTTCGATTCCGAGTGGGGGCTCATGAAAAACAGAACCGAAGTCAAGTATGTCATCAAACTATATGAGGCCCAATGGGATAGTAAACACGAGGAGTCTGTAAAGCCCTTCTTTGTGCAGTTACAAAGAGAACTTGATTCAGATGAATCGGGTCACGATGCTTTATTTTCGTATTATGTATTTCAAACATCAGAGGGAATCGAAGCGGCGCTGAATTATAAGCTTGATGTTGGGCTCGATGCTCGTCTGAAAATAGGATACTTTGGTGTACATGCAGAGAAAGACAAGCTTCAAGCACTTAGACCAATTAATAGAGTAAGACTCCGGAATATTTTAATCAAAACGACCAATTTTGATGGTCTATATTTCGGCGCTTGTGACTTTGCTAACCGCAAGACTGCCGAGATGTTGCTTAATAACATATCAACTCTCAAGTGGGTAGCAGGATTTTCAAAATGGACGCCCTGGCTTGAGGGTACGTTATGCGACATCATGTTCTTCCGTCTTTTGTTATCAGGACGTTTCAGGAGACCGTCTCATACAAATACCAAATGGGACATCATGACAAAACCTGAAGATGCTGCACGTAATCTGTACGAAGTATTTCCCATGGCTGTAGACCTGAAGTTCTCTTTATTCTACAGAGGCGGTGATGGACGTATACTTTCGACACGAGAAGAATTATGATAAAATACATAATCATATTCATTGCATTGCTTATTACCGATATCGTATGGGCACTTTATATCCGATGGTCGGCATCGGGGAAAGCCTTTAAAGCAGCTCTCCTATCAATTCTTATCTATGTTATTGGTGCTTTTACATTTGCCGAGTTTATTAAAGATTCATGGGTTTTGATCCCAGCAAGCTTAGGGTGTTTTGTTGGAACGTATGTGACAATTAAGTATCTTGATAGATAAATGGCCTTGTAGTTAAACGGTATAACGGGCAACTTATAATTGCTTATTGGCAGGTTCGATTCCTCCCAAGGCTACCAAATGCTCTCGTAGGCCAACGGCAGAGTCAGCTGGCTTAAACCCAGCACAGTGGTGGTTCGAATCCACTCGGGAGCACATGCGGGTATCGTATACTGGCTATTACCTCAGCCTTCCAAGCTGATGAAGAGGGTTCAATTCCCTCTACCCGCTCAACGATGTACAATCAATTGCAGATGTGTTATAGTGGTATTATATCAAATTGAAAGGAGCCCAAAAACCTACGATGGGGAGGTAAACCCACCACGATGAAAAGGAATCTAATAATCGTACTATTTGCATTGGTGTCAGTGTTCGCAGTAATACTTAGTAGAGGTGAATCGGGTTTGATGGTCAGCCCAATTTCTAGGATAACGATAAGCCCGATCGATCACCCAGACGTAATAAAAGTAGAAGAAATGATCGACAAGACGGGAGCAGATGTCCCGCCTGAAACAAAAAAGAAAGTGGCCCTTGCTATAGCAGAACATGCTCGGTACTATGGAATAAAACCAAAGAACCTCGTTGCTATAGCTTATGTTGAGTCGTCCTTTAGACCAACCCTTATCAACAGTTCAGGCGACCACGGATTGATGCAAATCAACTGGCCAACTTGGAAGAACAGATTTACAAGAGATCCAAAAGACCTTCTTAATGTCTACAAAAATGTTGAAGTGGCATGTAAAATCATCAACATAAACAAAAGCATGGGACAGACAGATTTAGCCGCTTATCACTCTTTCAATGCAGAGAACAAGGCTGAATATGCTGCCAAACTAAAAGAAGTTCTGAGGAGGCTCTAATGGGAGAAATTGCTCTTAAATGGTATCTTAAAGTTGTCGACGCGATACCGTCTATTGTTGCTGTGGTAATCCTTGTTTTCGGGCTTGCGATTTTAAAGCATCTCGATAATAAGAAGCAGCATGCTTTAGAGAAAATAGCAATATTGCATATCGAGACGGTCAGAGCTACAGATAAAAATTGCAATGATTGTCATTTAGGCGCATCTCTTGTTGATTTATTTAATCATCCGGCAGTGAAGGGCAACGACAACACCATTAATCTAGTGATGGATAAGGCTAAAATCAAGCGGTGGTAACACGTTAGCGGATGAATCGGCTGGGTGCAGATGCAAGGCTCATAACCTTGTTAGCCTGTTCAATTCAGGTATCCGCTACCAACGGCTTAAGGACCAGCGTCCAGGAACGGCTCATAACTGTTCCGTGCTCAGGCCAGCACTGAGTTAAGCCACAAACACGATGGGATATAACATAACAGTAGTGTGACTGGCTTTGACCCAGTATGCGGAGGGGCGGCACCTTCTATCCCAAATTGGTCTATGGTGAAATAGGATCACGGCGCGCTCTGAACGCGCAGTCCCGGGGGCGGTACCTGGTAGACCAGCATGTAGTACGGTAAGGGTCCGGCATGGACGAGGACACCGGCTTGAACCCGGCTGGCTGTAAAAGGCTCAGGAGTTCGATTCTCCTCCTTATCGCATGGTGGCTTACTCTAGTCCGGTAAGAGGCGATTCTGGAAAGGTCGTGCACGCGAGTGATCCTCGCCACATTGGTTCGAATCCAATAGTCACCGCAGTAAAATGAGGAGTCGTGGACTATGTCAACGTTGATGCAAGACAATTTCACTGATAACGATCCCGACGGATTGCCGTGGGACAGTGGGTTGACCGTTGGGACGGTTTCTGAAACCGGAGGGGTTCTATCCGCGACTATTGTAAATTCAGGTCAGGACTACATTGCGAAGACCCTCCTCGGTCATTATCCCGATTATTGGATGGAGTTCATGGTGCGAGTTCCGTCCGCCGGATTTAGTTTTGGGGATGCAACTTGGATTACCTTTGCAGAACTGTATAACGGAACAGACGCAATAGATCAGTTCTGGCTTTATCTTTCGAACTCAGGAGTCGTTTGGCAGACTGCCTGCAGAGATGACGACTCATATGATTATAGCAGTTCCGGGTTTTCACCTTCGTTGGATACATGGTACACGATTCGCGCGTATTATAAGTTCTCAACGGCGCCCGGAGCGGATAACGGAATCCGCAGACTGTGGATTGACGATATGGACACTCCGGTCATTGATGTCACTAATCTCGATAATGACCTTGATATAAATGATGCGCTGACCGTCGTACTCGGAAATGTGTGGACGGATGGTTCCACGGCCGCCGGTACGTTTGAGTATAAATCATTTAGGCTCTGGACTGGTGAAGATAGAGTTCGATGGCCCTTTCCATCGTTTTTGGGCTAGAAAATCAACTATAATGAAATCGTATGGTATGGAAGAATTATTAATTGAGTCATCGATCTTAATGAGTCTTTGCAACGAATAGAAAACGGTAAGGATCCGGCTGGATGAGAAATAGTCTTGGTAAGATGCCAGAGTCTGGCTAATTGGCTCCGTTTCGAACACGGATGGGTGTAAAAGCCACGTGGGTTCAAATCCCACTCTTATCGCACAAAAGGAGAATAGCATGGAAATTAGAGACGTTGAAATCTTTATGATTAAAACCGGCATGTTTATCGTTTATGATGAACATCGTTCAATGTTTAAAGTTATTGAATCAGACGGCGATTGTGGTCATGATAATGGATATTGGGCTCCAACCATTTTTGAAGCTGTTCAAAACGCGATTGATAAAAAGGTGCATCCGGCAGCATTAAGACGGTAGAGTACTCAAGTGGTAAAGAGGGCTGTTTGCTAAACAGTTAGGGTGTAAAAGCCGTGCAGGTTCGAATCCTGCCTCTATCGCACGTCCTTATAGTTCAACGGATAGATCATGAGTCTACGAAACTCAAGATGAAGGTTCGATTCCTTCTAAGGACGCAAGCAGTGCAGCCTGGATGTGAACAGGCTAAGCCGCAGGGGTGGTTTCCCTTCTGCAGAGGGGCAGAGGGGTCCTAAATAAACCGATCAGGGCGGAAGGAAGCTAGCAACCGTGAGGATCATCAACACTAGTGAGGCTTAGTGGTAGAATCGGCAGTATCCCTCAGGACAGCCTCTAATGGGGAGATACGAAACGTGCTAGCAAGTGTAATAACGGAAATGCCGTACTTGATGATCAAGAGGGTTCAAATCCCTCCGCTGCTAATTATGCCGCAGTAGTATCAACAGTAGAACGTCACTTTGGTAAGGTGAAAGTCCCGGGGCAGCACCGGGCTGTGGCTCATGGTTCTGTGGGTGACTGGATTAGCCAGCTGTCTGCAAAACAGCATAACCGAGTTCGATTCTCGGCAGGACCTCATAATTGATATACAAACGATTAATTTAATGGTATGATAGACTTATAAAATGGCCCGGAGGCATAGCATGATTCCTGAAAATCTCAAAAAAGACATCGACGGCATGACGTATTACCAACTTCTTGACAAGTGGCGCTTTGCTCCTGTGGGCGACCCGATGTTTCGGGGCGAACTTGGAGAATATTATAGCAAGGTGATGTTCGCTAAAAAGAATGCCGATCCAGCGGGTGCAGTAGCAGATAGTAAAGCTTTGGGATGGAAACGAGGTTGATTTATGACTGTTAAAACTGCTATTCGAGATCTGATTGATAATCTGCGAATGGCGATTCCTGGCGGCCGGCAATTTTTAGACATGTTTAAGGATTTTTCAATATACGATGTTGATGATCCCAATCTTCCAATTATCGACAAAACAATTATTTCAAAAGTGATTAAGGCGAAACAAGTAAAGAAAATTATAGTAAAAGACACAGAAAGAAACGATACTAAAAAGCTGGGTAAAAAGCCCAGAGGTCGTCCAAGGAAAATAATGCCCTATTAGTTTAATGGTAGAACAACTGTCTTGTAAGCAGTGAATACGGGTTCGATTCCTGTATGGGGCTCATAAAAATTGCATTATCAAATTTTCGAGGTGATATCATGATTTGGTACATTATTGTCGCGATCATTGCTTTTGTTGCTGGAGCTTTGGTGTTTAGAAATAATCCAGCTAAAGGTGAAGTTGCAGCTAAAATATTAGAAGCAAAATTAGCCGAGGCGCTTGCAAAAGCTAAGACTTTAGAGGAACAACTTTCAAAGAAGTAATTTAAAAAGGAGCATAAAATATGGCAAAAAAGGGCAAGATGACGAAGAGACCGAGTACGTTAGTAACGGCACCCGGCTGCGAGGCTTGCAGCAAAGTGTGCAAGTATAATGCTGCGATTGCTGATCCGTTTATGGCAGCAGAGTGGAAAAGAGACGAGCCGTACGGTTGTAATTCAAGGCTTATGGGCTAGAAGGGGAATAGAAAATGGACATCAATAAGATTGAAGAGATTCAGAGACAAATCAAGAAACATCAAGCTGCAGTACAGCCGCCATCAAGAGACATTCCTGTTGGTGCTGGAAGACTTTCTGATGACCTTTCAAAGGTTCAGTCAACTGATGTTATTGGAAAAGGCGGAGAATCAGATCTTCGTAAGTAAGTTCAATGAAATTTAAAGTAGAGCTTGAAATAGACGACGATAAGAAAACTATTACAATAAATGACAGCCGAGAAAATGTGCCACCTAAAGAATTTAAGGGCGGCATACATTTAGTAGCAGCTGATGGCGAAGCGAAAGTCTACTACGTTTTGTCGTATGGCGCATCAGCTGATATAGGTTGGGCTTTAGCGCAGGGAATTAATGACGGATGGCATCTTCCATTTGTTAAGCGAATGTTTTATCATTTCACTGAATGGGTAAATAAATTTCTTGTCAATAAGAGCGCCGCATTCGATCTAAATGATCAACACGATATGGATGAAATGGAAAAAATCTTTAATAAGTGGAGCAGCATCGATAAAGAAAAGCCTCCAACAATAAATTAACATACGCCCTTGTCGTTCAATGGAGAGGACATGAGTCTTCTAAACTCAGAATGAGGGTTCGATTCCTTCCGAGGGCGCAAGTAGTACGGTTCGAAACGTTCGTTCCCGGTAAGTCTTCTTGGTGTAAGATCCAAGTTCAGCTAAAAACGAACTTATGCTCCAGTAGGCCACGTGGAAGAGTCAGCTGGCTCAAACCCAGTACAGGACGGGTTCGACTCCCGTCTGGAGCACATTATATTAAGAAGGAGAACGCATATGGGCTGGCAATCAAGACTTCCGAAAGACAAGAAACCCGAATTCAAGAAAACGTGCAATAAGTGCGGCGACACAGGTGTAAAGCGAACATATGTGTCTCGTGGCGGCGTTCCCGAACACGGAGTTGTACCGTGCAAGTGCGTATCTGTGGACGAACCTAAATCATACGATATAACAATACCACCTCTTCCAATAAAATAATCGTTGTACAATCCCCTACAAATGTAGTATAATGAACTTATCTTAATGAGGTGTATCTATCATGTCTGTCTTCCATGCCTACGAAAAAGTTGAACGTCTAGAAAAAGAAGAGTGCGATGGCATTCTCAATGGCGCGTGCTATATCTTTGAGAAGATTGATGGTGCCAATGCACAGATCTATCTAGATACTGAGACCCGAGAGATTGCTTTCGGTAGTCGTAATAGGGTTCTCGGTATTGGTGATAATCTTATTTCTGGAGACTCGTTCCGGGGCTTTGCCGCTTGGGTGAAGGAGAACCGAGAGCCGCTTCAGAAGTTCTTCGACATTCATCCCAGCTTTATTCTCAATGGGGAGTGGCTAATCAAGCACTCTGTTCAATATGGTCCTACCGCCTATAGTAAATTTTACGTCTTCGATATCTACGACTCTATTGAGGGTAGATATATGGGAATCGAAAGTCATCGATCTTGGCAAGACCTTTTAAATCTCGGCATTAATTTTGTCGCATTTGATTATCGTCTTGAAAATCCAACAATGCAAGATTTGATGCGAATGCTTGAATTGCCTTCTCGATATGGCGCTAAGTTCCGCGAAGGTATCGTAATTAAGAACTACTATTTTGTGAATAAGTTTGGTCGTCAGCCTTATGCTAAGCTTCTTCATGAAACCTTCCAGGAAGTAAAGAGTAAGCCAAAGGCTCCTATTAGCCCAGACGCTATTGAACTCGCTATTCAGGTTCAGTATGTAACTGCAGCCAGGGTTGAGAAGATTTGTCAGAAAGTTAAAATGAGCAAGGCTATCGATAAGGCTCATCCACTTGCACTCGTGACAAATCAGTATGATGCAACTAACGTTCGACTCGAAATGAAAGACATCCCTCAGGTCATCAACATGGTTTGGTACGATATCATCACCGAGGAGATGAATGACATCCTCAAAAGACTCAAGGATCCAACTATCAATTTTAAACTGTTGAAGAGATTAGTCTTCGAACGTGCAAAGGAGTACTATATCAAGAGTCTTCAGGGTGAAATCAAAGAGCCTCTAAAATCTTCAATTGACCCTGATGATTCTGAGTTGACTGAACGAAATCACTTCTAACGAGGAGTACCGCATGCGGGGTAGAACAAAAGCGGCAACAAGATACACTGCATTTAGAAACAAAATGTTGTTTGCATTTGCATCTGAGGAAGGACAATCGTCTGAGTTCGTTGCATTCGTCCGATCAAATGAAAACCT